GAGCAACAGATGCTATTTAACCATTGCATCGACTTAGACCGTAAAATTAGTTCTGCGCAATTTAACCTTGATCAGTTAAGTGTAGGTAAGAACGCTTTTATGGAAATGCTCAAAAAATCTTTAGAGGCAAAACCTGAAGTAACAAACTAATATGTTTGGGATCACCCCATTTGCTAAGGTATCATTTGCTGCGATTGGGGTGGCATTTGCTGTAGCAACAACAGAAGATGTTGGAGCTGCCGATTCTCAAGTCTTTAATGCTCAGTATGCAGAATCTATTACTGAGTCCATATCTCAGATATTTGACGTACAGAGCGAACAAGATAATTTCTTTGAAGGCATAGTAGAAACCCTAACATTTGCTGATACAGAAGCGGCAAGTATTCAGTTTCAATTTACCATTACCGAACCGACTACTAGTGCAGAGTCAGAATTTATATCTGCCCAGTTTAGTGAGACGATTGTAGAAGCATGGGGACAAACACCGTATAGTGTTCCTCAACAGCCTAGTATTGCTTCGTTTGCAATGGCAGGTAGTCCGTTTGCAGGTAGTTTTAATACTGTTGGATTCTTGGAAAACCCATCTTATGTGGTGCAAGTAAATTTATTAGATTCAATTACCGAAAATAGCAATCAATTAGACACACCAACAATAACAGCGCAGTACCCACTAAGCGTAGCCGAAAACACAACGGTACTAGATACACCAACAATTACGGCTCAGTTCTTAGAAAGTTTGAATGAAAACTTTGGTGTTGCTGACTTTAGTACGCAGACATCAACTTTTATAGAAAGCCTAACCGAAGCAACGACAATCGCTGAAGTTGAAACAATTATTGCTGGGTTTGTAGAGAGCATAGTTGAGCCGACTACATTAGATAACACACAGAGTATAACCGCTCAGTTTGTAGAGATAATTGCTGAGGCAATAACAGTAGCCGATTCTAGTACCCAGCAGTCTAATTTCCTTGATAGTATTGTTGAAGCATTTACTATTTTAGACTCGCAATTTCCACGTGGATGGATTAGAATTGACGATAGTGAAACGGCTAATTGGGGCTATAGGTATCAAAATATTACTGAGATTGGCGGATTTGCAACAAGTACATTCGCTGGTGTACCGTTTGCAGGATATTTAAGTTTTTCAGGTAACGTTCCTAACCCAATAGTGCCTGATACAAATTCAGGGTGGACGCAGATTAATGATACACAAGGAAGTACTTGGACACTGATAGATGATTTTCAAGGATAAATTATGGCAACTACCTATTCCCCCTCACTTACTTTAGCTTATATTGGTACAGGCGATCAGTCTGGTACTTGGGGTGCAACGACTAATACTAACTTAGGGCTTATTGAGCAAGCCATTACAGGTGTAACAAGTATTACTTTATCAGGGACATCTTATACTTTAGTGCCATTAAACGGCGTGTCTGATGTGCCAAGAAACATGGTGTTAGTATTTGGTGGAACGCCAGGTGGTAACGTTACAGTTACAGCGCCTTTAGTACAGAAGTTTTATATCATCACAAATAACACTGCCTACAACATTATTATGGCGGCAACGGGTGGTTCAATAAGTTTAACTATTCCTTCTGGGATTACAGCCCAATGTTACTGTGATGGGTCAACAGGATTTTATTCAGCACAAACAGGTTCAGCTGGTAACTTTTTGGTTAATGGTAATTTAAATGTTACTGGGAATACAGCAGATGTAGGAAACCTAAGTGTTACTGGAACAGCGTTATTAAACGGAACATCAACAGCCGTAACGCCAACATTGGGCGATAACACCACTAAAATAGCAACAACTGCATTTGTAACGACGGCAGTAAATACAGCTACAGGTTCTCTAGGAACCATGTCTACACAGAACGCCAATAACGTAGCGATTACAGGCGGAAATATTAACGGCACTATTATCGGTAATTCTACAGCTGCGGCAGGAACATTCACAACACTCGGTGGTACAACAATAACTGCATCTACACAGTTTACTGGTCCGGGTACAGGTCTTACAGGAACAGCGTCAAGTCTTTCTATTGGTGGAACTTCAGGTGGATTAACAGGAACACCTAATATTACGGTTGGTACTATAACAAGTGGTACTCAGGCAATGACGGGTGCTACAGGTAGTTTAGCAACTATACTTTCAAGCGGACTTAATATATCGGGTAATTTAACACCCGGAAGTACCGCTGTTTCATCTATATTTTCTTCATTAGGTATAAAATCTTCTGCCGGGTTTGGCATTTATCCAAATAATGGAACTCAAACATTTGTATTTGACAGTTCAGGCATAACTTCTAGTACCGCTGGAACAACTATTTCAGCTCCGACACTTACATCAACAGTAACAACAGGGACAGCACCTTTAGTTGTAACTTCAACAACTCCTGTAGCAAACTTATCGGTAGGTGGCTCTTCAACAAAAATAGCAAATACTGGTGGATGGAATATAACCCCAACAGGAACAAAACTTTATTTTAATTACAACGGCACAAATGTAGGCTCATTAGATTCATCAGGCAACTTTATTGTTACAGGTAATATTACTGCATACGGAACACCATAATGACTTTACCAGCTTCAGGAACCATTACTTTAGCTCAAATCCAAACCGAGTTTGGCGGTAGTAATCCAATTGGGTTAAATGCATATTACAAAGGTGGCTCATACGTTACCTCTAATGATTATGCGCCTAACGTACCTTCTAGTGGAGCAATTAGCTTAAGTAATTTTTATAACGCAAAAAAGAATACTTTAAATACTCAAACTTTTACTTCATCAACAACCTTTACTTTACCTTCAACTTCTAATGGCATACTTAATGTTTACGTAATTGGTGGCGGTGGTGGCGGTGGTATGCATAGTGATTATTGGGGTGGCTACGGTGCTGATGGTGCTGCTGCAGGTATAGCTTCGCAAACAATTTCTGGGTTAACGCCCGGTGCTTCATATACGATTGAGGTAGGCGGAGGCGGAGGCGGCGGGCATTATGGGTATGGCTATAAAGATAATCCTTTTGCAGATGGTTATGGCGGTGCCGGTGGTGGACAGTCAAGCGCTTTTGGCGTAATTTCGGGGGGTGGTGGTGGAGGTGGTGGTGGAACCCCCGGTCAAAATGGTGGAAACGGTGGTGGTTCTTACGGCGGAGCTGGGGGTGGTTCTACTGCGCCGGGTTCAGCTGGTAGTGGGACAGGAAATAATTTAAGTTGGGATGGCGGTGGTTACGGAGCGGCAGGTATAGGTGGACATTATAGCCATGATAATGGTGGAGGTAGTATTGGTAGTTTAAACCCTCCGGCGTATGCAAATGGTGGGGCTGGGTATGTTTATATAACAGGATATTGGTGATGAGTACATTTGCAATCGTTGAAAATGCTGTTGTTAAAAACGTTGTAATATCTGACACAGCGTTATTTAAAAACTGGATAAAAGTAACCGATGCAACTAAAGAGCCTATTATTGGCGGAACTTATGATGCAACTTACAATCTATTTATACCAGTACAACCCTATCTATCGTGGACATTTAATTACACAGAGTATAAGTGGGAGGCCCCTGTACCTTATCCAGACCCAGCAGTAAAATATGTATGGAATGAATCAACACTAACGTGGGACAAATATTAAGTGAATGCCAGACATCAATCCGATTGCCGAAGGTGCAAAGTCGTTAAGTGAAGGATTAAATAGTGCTCGTGAAGCAGGTAAAAGTCTTACTAAAAGTATTGAGAATATACAGCATGACGGTATTGAAGTAGCGCAAGAGCAATTAGAAGCACGAAAGAAACATAAGTTACACGAAGAAGCGATGGAGAACTCGATGATATATCGGGCTATTCAAGAATATCAAAATCAAAGTGCCATTATTAAGGCAGAAGATAAAGCAGAAAAAGAATTTAAAGAAAAGTACGGTGCTAAAGAGTGGGCAAAAGTATTAGAGTTAAAAGCGGTTGTTGAGAAAGAACAAAAGGAAAATAAACGATATTACGGACATAAATTAAGTGATGTTAGACGAGTTCAGTTTTTATGTTTTTTTGCAGCTGCTATCGTCACTTATTTTTTGTGGAAGTTTAAACTGGTATGACATGGGTAAAGTATTGGTTTGCTGTATTTATTATTGAGTTATTTTTGTGGGCATATATTATTTATTTGCATTTTGAAATTAAAGAATTAGAAAAACAAAGGTTAAAACCAAAGGTAAAATACCCTATAGAAACTAAAGTAATAATACGAACCAAAAAGGATATCGTCCGTGGATGA